CGCATTGCGCGGCCGTATCTCGTGCGGGCGCGTGCCGCCGTCGACGAAGCTCGCATGCTTTGCGTTCGCGAAGAATTCGCCTTCCCCGCCGCGCTCCGTCTCGCGCACGATGCGCCAACCAATCGAGCGCTCGAGCTCGCCCGTGCGATTCACGAAGCGATGATCCGATCGCGCGACGTTGGCCCCGGTCATCACGCCGACGACGACCGCGCGCTTCACGGTGTCCACGAGCACGACGTCGGCGCGTGCCGCATTCACGAGGAGTTCTTCGGGTGTCATAGGCTGAGCGCCCACGCGCAGAGGCTCGCGAGCATGCCGACGATAGCCAGCGCGCACAGCACGGCGCAGCCGGCCGTGATGCGGTCGAGCGTGGGCTGCGGGAGTTGCGGGCTCAATACAGCCCCGTGTTCCCGAAGCCCCACATCTGATAGATGCCCTCGTTCGCGAGCGCGTCGGGCACGCCCGGGTCGACCGTGCCGCCGACGTTCGCGGGGGCCTCGGTCACGCCCGCGACGTCAATGCGCCGCTGCGCGAGCCGCACCTGCTCGCATTCCGTGTGCAGGCGCTCCCACGTCTTCGCCGTCACCGTCTTCGTAAACGACGGCCACCGCTCGCGCATATACGCGACCGCGGCGTCGAGGCATAGCCGCTTCATCGCAGCCGGTGCCGCGGCGCGCACCTCCTCGATATCGTAGATGCCGCAGACGATCTCCTCGACGTAGCTCTCCGCGTCCGTAATGAGCTGCGCGACCGCCGCGGCCTGGGCGGTCCCCGCGCGATCGTCGTCGTATATCTGCCGGAGAACGCGGGCGGACACGCGCGCTTCAATGTCCGCCTGCGCGATATAATTGGCCATGGGGTCGGCTTATGGGTGGGAGCGCGCTGAGGTGAGCGAGGTGAGCGCTGATGTGAGCGAGGTGAGCGCTCAGGTGATGACGGAGGTCAGCAGGTAGCCGGTATCGCCTGCCACGACCTTGTGATCCTCTTTCGTGGTCACGCGGCCGTAGTATCCGCCCTCGGTGCCGAGCGTGTTATCAAACCACACATCCGTCCGGCGCTGCCCGCCCATCACGAACGTGTAGCCCCACGCGGCATTGCGGATGCCCGGCGACGAGGCCACGCGCACCATACCGAAGACGTCGCCCCAGATGCGCGAATAGCTCGCGGTCTGCCCGGCGTTCGCGGTGTCCTTCCTCGCGGCGCCGACGAGGATATCATCGAGGCCGAAGTAGCCCGCTACCTGCTTCGGCAGCGCGAGCCCCGACGCGTTGTATTTGAAAAGGTCGAGAATCGCCGGGTTGCGCGCGATGACGTTCCACACGGACAGCGAGCAGAAGCCGATCATCTTGCCCGCGCCGCGGCCCGTCCAGCACGCAGCCTTCGCGTCCTGCATATCCTTGACGATCGTGCCGCCGCTCGCGGTGTCCCACTTCGTGCCCGCGGTGGTCGTGTTACCGCTGTAGTTGCCCGAGGTCGTGAGCGCTGACGCAATCCGGATCTCTTTGTTGAGATCCATCAGGTCGGTGACCGACTCGACGACGTCCATCATCTCGTTCAGCGGGGCGTCCTGGTTCGCGAGGGTCAGCGCGTCCACGTAATCCTTCAGGCCATAAGGCAGACAGGAATACGTGGCCGTCGAGCGCGTCTCGCTGATTTCGTTCGCCGAGCCCTTCGGACCGATCTTGTCGTCCGGGGCCGCGAGCCGATCCCGCTTCGGGTAGATGTAATAGACGTCGGACAGCTTGCCGACCGTGACGTCAGGCATCAGCCGCGCGCCGATGTATTCGTCATTCTGGTACTGCACCGAGATCGAGCTCATCGTCGCGTTCTGATGCACGGTCGACGGGCCAACGGCCTTCATGCGCGTCAGCTCGTCATTGACGGCTTTGATCGTCGGGTCCTTCAGATTGCGAGCACGCGAGCGGAGGATCTCGCGCGCGCGCTCGTAGCGCAGGCCCGCGGGCGTGCGCTGATGACCGACGATATCGGCCATGGTCAGGGGAGCATTATGATTCATCGTCTTCGTCCCTTCGCCTCGCGGCGGGTAATGGTTACGCGCTCACCGACTCGAAGGGCGTGAGCTGCACAGCGATCTGATCGCCGACGACGCCCGTCTGAAGCGCCATCGCGACGACACGCTTGACCGAGGTGCCGCCGCCGAGCGTGCCGACGCTCGTCACGCCGTCGCTCACGGTCTTGAGGTAATCGCCCGCGGTCGCGCCGCCCGTCCCGACGATTGCCATCGGGAAGCAGTCAGACGATATCGGCAGGCACTGGACGCGGTTGCCCGTCGTCGCCGTCTCGATGAACACGACGGCCGCGCTCTCGTTCGCGCCGCAATTCGTGACGACGCCCTCCGCGGAGAACTTGCCGAAATATCCGGCCGTTGCCGCGGTGCCGACCGTGTAGTATTTGACCTTCGCGCCTTGAAGGTCGATATTCGCTCGCGTCGCCATTGGCTTACTCCTTCTCCGCGGCGCTCATCGCGTCCGCCATCAGATCACCCGCGGGCGCGTCCCCCGCCGCCCGCTCCGCTCCGCCCGCAGGCGACGCCGGCAGCGGCCTCGCGCCGACGATCTCCGCGCCGCGGATCGTGCGCTTCGCCGCGAGCTTCTCGAAGAGCCCGGGATTGCTCAGCGCGAGCTCCTTCTGCTCTTCGATCTCGTCTTTCGAGAATCGCCCCGCCTCGACGAGCGCGCCCACGAGCGCCCCCGTCATGCGCTCGCGCACGGCCTTCTCCGCGGCGAGCTTCGTCTCGAGGTCCTTCGCCTTCTGCTCTGCGTCCGTCGCTCGCTTCTCCGCGGCGTCGAGCGCAGCTTTATCGATCGTCATGCTGTTCTCCGTTGCTATGCCGCGCTCGGCGGCGGGTGATTCAGTCGGCGCACGCACAGCGAGCGCCTTGATCCGCGCGTGGCTCTTCGCCAGCGCTTCGGGGTTCGCGCCGATCGGCGTGGGCGATATTTCGAGGAGCAGGTTATTGCTCAGCACGAAGATCTCGCGGCCGTCGCGCATTTCGAGCCGCACGTCGCGCGGGATAAAGCCCACGCTCACAGCCCGTAGCGCCTTCTGTTTGAAGAGCGCATAGACCTGCGGGCCCATCGGGTTCGCCGTCGCGTCGCAGAAGTTGAGGCGCATTTGCAGCGCGCCGTTGACGACGCCGACGTTGCTCGCATAGCCGAGCGGAAGCTCGCGCGATTGATGCGCCCACAGCACGACGGGATTCGCGTTGAATCGCGAGAGGTCCCACGTCTGCTCGACTATCTCGTCGTAGGAATCGATCGCGGCCGTCGAGGCGATGACGTCGATCCAGCATTCGCCGGGGGCGCCTGTCGCTGCGTCCGACATCGCTCGCACGACGAGCTCCCGCAGACACATATCGCCCGCGTCGCCCTCGCCGGCCCGTCCGTCACGATGCTCGCTGCTATCCGCGGATCGGCCTGCGTCTTTCGCACGGATCTCTCCCGTCCCGCCGTCCGGCAGGCTGTCATGCATTGAACTCATTTCGAGCTACGCCGCCTTCGCGGGCTCCTCTGCGTCGTCGTCTTCGGGCTCGGATTCGCCCGCGGATTCGCCCGCGGATTCGGGCGCATCCGGAGGCGCGCCGCCTGGCTGCGCGGAGTCCGGCGGCTCCTCGATAACATCGGCGGGGTCGACCCACCCCACGAGCAGCGGCTCGTCGCCGATCGGCTCCGGTATGCCCATCCGATCGCGGAGCCATGACTCCGGCACAGGCATCAGCTTCGATACCTTCTCGCCCACGTTCGCGAGATTCAGCAGATCGGGCGCGTCCTCGGTCAGGAAGCGGAAGAGCGGCACCTTCGTGCCGGCGCTGAAGTTATAGCGAATCAGCGGCGCAAGCACGTCGCGCCGCAGCGTCGCCGCGAGCGCGCGCGCGTCGCTCTCGCGGATGTCTTTTCGGACGTCGTTATGCACGTTGCCGAGCGCCTGCGATCCAACCTTCCCCTGCTCGGTCGTGAGCGTTTGGCCGAGCGTCGCCTTGCTCATCTCGGCCGCGAGGAATGCGACGAGCTCGCTGTGCGAGGAGCCTTGCCCGTTCTTCGCGTCGGGCCAGTGGATATCAAGCTTCGTGGTCTCCGGGTAGACGGCGATCCCGCTCGAGGACATCTGCCGGAGGATCGTGACGAGGTTATCAATGTCCTCTTGCTGCGCGCCCTTCGCGTAGGATCCTTTGCGCCACGGCTTCCACGCCAGCTCAGCGAGCGCGAGCCAATCGCGG